CAGAACGGCCATCACGCTCGATCTGACCTGATATGGCCTATTTCGCCGGGAAATACTTCTCTAGTCAGTATTGGCAGGCGGATACTTGGAATGTCGGTGAAGTTTCTCCGCCGATAATAAGCGAGGCCGGTGTCCGAAGCGCCGGTTCCGGCGGAAAGCGCCGCCGGATACCGATGATCCGCCTGCCGGACGGCCGGATGTATGTCGCGGAAACCCTGGAACAGTTCAACCGGCTATACGCCGCTATTGAACACAAAACCGGTGAGCCGCCGATAGTCATGGCGCCGCCGGTTGTGGTCCCGCCGACTAAACCCCGCGAAGTGCCGATTGTTCTAGCCAGTCCGCCGGACGCCGACTGGCGGCCCATCGAGGACGTGGTGGCCGAACTTGAGCGGTTGGCCGAGGAACTTGAAGAAGACGATACGATCACATTGTTAATGGCAGCATAGGAAGGCCATGGAAAACGACATTCTACCAGCAGACGACAGCGACAAGCAGCTTGAACAGGAGATCGCCGAGGTTGAGGCCGAAGCGAAGACGGAAGCAACGCCGGCTCCCGAGCCGGCTGCCGAAGCCAAGTCCGAGGCACCCGCCCCGGAACCGAAGGTGGTCCCGATCCAGGCCCTAGACGAGGCCCGCCACCGCACCAGGGAACTGAATGAGCGGCTTCAGCAGGAAGCCGAAAAGCGGGCCAGGATGGAGGCCCGGTTCGAGGAGGTCATGAAACGGCTGGCCCAGCCGGAGCAGCCGCCGGCGCCCGTGCCGCAATATGAGGCCGACCCGCTGGGCAATCACAACGCCCGTCTTCAGGCGACCGAAGCGCAATTGGCGGAGTTCCGCCGGGTGCAGGAGGCTCAGTCGAAGCAGACGGAGCAGCAGCGGGCGTTCATGGACACCCACTCGCGGGTCAAGTCCCTGGAGGCCGACTTCGCCAAGACCAACTCTGACTACTTCCAGGCGTATGAATTCGCCCGGAACGCTCGCGATCAGGAGCTACAGGTGCTCGGCTTCGCCGACCCGGCGATCCGAAACCAGATCATCTCCGAGAACGAAATGGGGATTGTCCAGTTGGCCCTCCAGCAGGGTGCCAACCCGGCGGAGCGCATCTACGCCTACGCCAAGGCGCGGGGCTTCGCGCCGCAGCAATCCGATGGACAAGCGAAGCTGAATACTTTACAACGGGGCCAGGCTGCCGCCAAGTCGTTATCGCAGGCGTCGGGCAGCCCGCCGCCACCGCAGACTCTCGAGGCCCTAGCCGATCTCGAAGGTAAGGACTTCGACGCCGCATTTGAGAAGATGCTGGCGACTGGCAGGAAGAAGACTACCCTGCCGTTCTAAGCGCCGACTGCTTCAAGGTCGTTCGCCGCAGCCCGGCGTTATCAGGGCTTTCGTCTAGCCGTACGCAACGCGCTTTCGTCATGCTTGCCAGACGTGAAAGGCAGGAACGTGCGCGCCATCGAATAGGCGCACTCCCAAACTTCACTCTTTGGTGAATCCAATGGCTGTAACGGAATATGGGGTAAATCACCCCTTGGCCGTTAAGCTGTGGAGCAAGCGGCTTCTCCGCGAAGCGTTGAAGCAGACCTACGTGAGTCGGTTTATGGGCCGTACCGCGAACAGTCTGGTCTACGTCAAGGACGAAGCGTCGAAATCCGCCGGTGATCGCATCACCTGCGGCTTGCGTATGCAGCTTACCGGCGCCGGCATTTCCGGGGATGAGACCCTGGAAGGCAACGAAGAGGCGCTGACTACTTACTCCGACAACATTTTCATCGACCAGCTACGGCATGCCGTACGGTCGAAGGGGAAGATGTCGGAACAGCGCGTCAACCACAGCGTCCGAGAGGAGGCCCGTTCCGGGCTTTCCGATTGGCTCGCTGATCGTCTGGATACGTGGTTCTTCAATCAGGCGTGCGGCAACACCGCCGTCTCCGATACGAAGTACACCGGCCTCCAGGCGGCCATCGCGCCGACGGATAGCGCCACGGCGTCGTCCGACCGCCATCTGTTCCACGATGGAACGCACACCACCGAAGCCTCGCTTTCTACGACCGACACGTTCATTCTCCCCCTGATCGACCGCGCGATCACGGTTGCCAAGACGGCAACGCCGCGGATTCGCCCGATCCGCTATCAGGGCGGCGAATACTTCGTGATGTTCCTGCATCCGTATCAGGTCTACAACCTGCGTACCGATGCGAGCACCGCGCGGATTACGTGGTTCGACGCACAGAAGGCGCGTGTTCAGGGCGGGTTGGATCAGGGTGAAAGCCCGATCTTCAACGGCGCCTTGGGCATGTACAACGGCGTCATTCTGCACGAGTCCACTCGCGTCACGAACGGCGTCACCGCCGGCGCGGCCGAGACGGACGTGCGGCGTGCCGTGTTGTGTGGCGCTCAGTCAGTCCTCTTCGGGATGGGTCAGACGGAGAACCCGGATGAACCCAACTGGTACGAGGAACTGTTCGACTACGGCAACCAGCTCGGCGTCAAGGCCGGCATCATCGGCGGCATGAAGAAGGCGGTGTTCAACAGCATCGACTTCGGCACCGTCGTTGTGTCCACCTACGCCGTGGCGCCGTAATGGAGGTGTGACATGGCCGTTTCTACTCTGACTGCCTCGCCGTACCTTCAGGTCATTCGTGGCCATCATCACTCGAATGAAATTTCCGGCAAGGTGACGCTCTCCGGCCGGACCCTCTCCGACATCATTTTTCTCGGGAAGGTTCCGAACGGCGCGCTTATCACCGGCTGGAATTTCTTCGGGACGCATGGCGACACCGCGCGCACCTTCAAGCTCGGGATCACCGGCGGCTCCGCCGCCAGCGAGACCGCGTTTGGAACCGTGACGTGGACGACCCTGGTTCTGACCGGACAGCAGGGCTGTCCGTTCAGGGTGTCGATCTCCGACACCGACGCGCAGGCTGGAGCGACGATCTACGCGACAATCGCGACTGGCACTTGGACGACATCCGCGTCGTTCGAGTACAGCTTCCGGTATCGCATGGATACGCCGGCTCCATAACTGGACGGAAGGGGGGAGCAATCCCCCCTTCTTCCCTTTTGGAGGATTATGAAAGATCAGGGGCAATTCGAGCTTGCGTGCAAACTCGCGCAAGACAACTACCTCGCCGGCAACCGCCCGCGAGCCACGGAGATACTGACCGAGCTTGTGCTGCGGTTCCCCGAGCAGCCCCAGCCCATCTACCAACTCGGAATGATGCTGGCTGACGACGGGCAGGATCATTTGGCCATCCCGATGCTACGGGATTGCCTAAGGATCAAGCCCGAGGCATCGGTCATCTGCAACCTCGCCAGCCTGCTGAAGCGGCAGGAGCATACCGACGAAGCCAGGGAACTGTACCGGCAAGCCCTGGAGATGCAGCCGGACCACCCGATGTGCTTGACGGGTTTGGCTGGTTGTTATGTCAACGGCGGCAACCCGATGCCCGGCATTGCCTATGCGCGGAGGGCGCTGGCCATCGAAGGCCCGCACCAGCCGCACGTCAGGAACACCCTGGCCCTGCTTCTTCTGGAAGCGGACAAGTGGGAAGAGGGCTGGCAGCACTATCGGCGCCGGGATGAATTGCCGATCTACCACAAGCGGGACTTCGGCGACGTGCCCAGGTGGGACGGCAAGAACGCGGTGCGCCATCTGGCAATACACGCCGAGCAGGGGCTTGGCGATGAGTCAATGTTCATGTCCTGCGTGCCGGAATTGCGCGGCTTATGCGAGCGGCTGACCATCGAGGTCAACCCGCAGATGGTCGAATTGTTCAAACGCTCGTTCCCATGGGCAGAGTTTGTCGGGACACACGAAGAGCACGTAACCCTCGGGAAGCCCGACGCCTATGACAGGCTGGGCGATCTGCCAAGTTACTTTCGGCCATCGCGGTCGTCCTGCCCAGGGAAACCCTTCCTGAAGCCTGATATGGCGAAAGTAGCCGGTTACAGGGCCAGACTCTACGCCACCGGGCCAGGGCCATATATCGGCTTTGCTTGGCTGGGCGGCACCAAGGCGACCCACCAAGCGATGCGCCGGGCGCCGAGGGAGTTGTGGAAGGAACTGATCGATGCGGCGCCGGGTACGCGCATTAGCCTGCAATACGGCCCCGAGGGCGAGCGTCACGCCAACGGCTTTGGCATCACTCACTGGTGGACCGCCATTGCCGACATGGACGAATTCGCCGCCTTGGTATCGGCGCTTGACCTTGTGGTTACGTCGCCCCAAACCGCCGTCCACATCTCGGGCGGCCTAGGCAAGCGGTGTCTGGTCGCCATGTCGTCTAAGCCGGCGTGGCGGTACGGCGTGCGTGGCCAGATGGGCTGGTACGAGTCGGTGGAGTTGGTGCGGGCGACAACCGACGACTGGAAACCAGTCTTCTTCAAGCTGAGACAAGAACTTGCTGATCTCGGAAGACTACAGGCGGCTTAACGCCGACCTGCACGCCACCAACCCCGAGTACGGCACCAACGCGCAACACGCGGTTAACCGCGTGCTTGATGTGGCGGAGCGATATTCCGTCCTGTCCATACTGGACTACGGCTCCGGCAAGGGAATGCTGAAGCGGGCGCTGCCTGACTACGACATCAGGGAATATGACCCGGCCTTCCCCGACAAGGCCGCAACCCCCGCTCCGGCGAATATGGTGTTCTGCGGCGACGTGCTGGAACACATTGAGCCGGAGTATCTGGATGCGGTGTTGGATGACATCCGCCGCTGTACGCTGCACTGTACGCTTCTGATTATCTCGCTTGCACCATCCAAGAAGACGCTGGCTGACGGGCGCAATGCGCACCTGATCGTGGAGCCGCCGTCATGGTGGATGCCGCGACTGTGTAGCCGCTGGCAACTGAATTTCGCCTGCCGTGACCGGAAGGGCAATTCCATGATGTTCGTGGGAGACGTATGAGGCACATCTACATCGGCTATGACGAGCGGGAGCGCGACGCCTACGACGTATGCCGCTATTCGCTGATAGCCCGCGCCAGCGAAGCGGTTCATACCACGCCGCTGAAACACAGGCCGTTGCGTCACCAAGGACTGTTCACCAGACCATGGACTATAGCCGAGGATGGGCAATTTCTCGACCACCGGGACGGCAAGCCGTTCTCGACGGAATTCGCCTTCACACGGTTCCTGGTGCCGGAGTTGGCGCGGCGCGATGGCGTCAACGATTGGGTGATGTTTGTCGATTGCGACTTCCTGTTTCTCGACGACATCGAGAACCTGTTCAAACTGACGGAAGGCAATGATCATCTAGCGCTGATGTGTGTGCAACACGAACACACGCCGAATGTCGAACACAAGATGGATCGGATGTTGCAGGTCAAGTACCTGCGCAAGAACTGGTCATCCCTCATGCTGTTCAACGTGAAACATTTCGCCAACGGCAAACTGACGCCGGACGAAGTGAACTACCGGCCCGGCTGGTGGCTGCACGGCCTGCAATGGCTGTCGGACGAATACATCGGCGAATTGCCCGAGGAATGGAACTGGCTGTCGGACTGGTCGTCCGCCTTCATCGAACCGAAGGCGGTTCACTACACGTCCGGCGGCCCTTGGATGGAAGGCTTCGAGGCGTGCGCCAAGGCCGATCTCTGGACCCGTGAGTTCAACCGAATGAAGCATCCGACGCCGACGACCGCCCTGAAGATGGTGGGTAAATGAGCACCTATGCCGCGATCAAGAGCCGTATAGCGGATGAGCTATCGCGGTCCGATCTGGGATCGCAGATCAGCTTGTCCGTCCAGTCGGCCATCAAGTATCACGAGCAGAAGCAGTTCTGGTTCAACGAAAGCCGGTCGCTGACTTTCTCGACGGTCGCCAACCAGGAATTCTACACGTCCTCGGACCTTTCCTCCATGCCGAACCTGCTGGAGATCGACCACGTTACCATCACCGTCAATTCCAACCGCTACGAGGTAACGCCCAGGACCTATCAGTACATGGAAATGCTGATGGTCAGGGCTGACCAACCGGGCCAGCCAACCGATTACTGCTACTACGCCCAGCAAATGCGGTTCTATCCAATCCCAGATGCCGCCTATACCGCGCGGATATCGTCGCGGGTGAGGCTCGGTTCCCTATCGGCGGACAGCGACACCAACGCCTGGATGACTGACGGCGAGGCGCTAATACGCGCCCGCGCCAAGTGGGACCTGTACATCAACGTTCTCATGGACCGCGAACGGGCGACCGAGATGGCGGCGGTCGAGCAATTGGAGTTGGCCCGGCTCCAGCGCGAGACGGGTCAGCGGATTTCCACCGGCAAGGTAATGCCGACCTACTTCTGAGGGTAATATGTCGCAAATCCAAACGTCGAACTGGTCGGAGACGGCGGCCAGCAACAATG